ACTTTGTGACGAGCGAACCAGGGCGCCATCTTGCGAACCTTATTCTCGGTGATGCGTCCGGCAGCCATATCGCGAGCCGCTCGAATCGTTGCATCAACGAGTCCATCGCCCCCGAAGCCTTCTTCGTATAACTTCACACCACGCGCCGCGTTATCACGGATGAACTGTGGCACCGTCAAATCAACCTGACGGACTTCACCACCCGGTTCCATGTCTTCAGAGATAGACACCGCAACCATTTGGTCAATGGCGTCTTGCTTGTTCGCATGACATCCGATGGTCGTGTAGGAGCCGTCTGATTCTTCCTTGACGGTTGCCCATCCTGCACAATCGGATTGCTTATCGCTGATGAAGTAGGGCATTACTTGACCTCATAGACACCGGCAGGGTCGCCCGGATCGATGGTCGAGACGGCTTGGAGTTGCGTGCTTGGAACGCCGGTGTGCTTGATGGCGTTCATTCCGAGAGCCTTGAGAACTGCCTCTGGGTCGAAGCCGACCTGAACAAGTTGGGCGATAATCTCGGCGCGTAACTTCATGCCAACTTCAGGCGCATCGGAGGCGTCAATGTTCTGCAAAGGCACGCGGTATTGATCACCTGCTTCTCCAAGAGGCGCGAGGTCTTCCACAGATCGAACATCATTGAGTGAGAGGAAGCCTTCGCGCAATCCCTTGGTGTAAGCCTCGAAGCGTTCGAGGGTCGTGCCACGCAAGAGCGCATCAAGGTTGAACTTGATAAAGCCATCGGATTCAGGGAGCAGAGGCGAGAGAGCCTGCTCAATTCTTTCCAGAAGCGGACGCAGTGAGTGCTGGACGAAGGACAAGTTCTGCGCTTCGACGGATGCAAACGACATCGCACCCGATACAGGATGACCGAGGAGTGAGATCGGAACTCGGAAAAGGCGAGCAATGTCCTCGACATTGAAGCGTCGGGATTCGAGCAACTGCGAGTCGGCTGCGTTGAGCTGAAGAGGCTTGAACTCCGCACCGCCAGAGATGATGCCAATCTTGCCGGCACGATACGGCCCGGCATGGCTGAGATTCCATTGACGGTAGATATCATTCGCCTGATCATCTGTCAGTTCGCCCGGGACTTCAATGACTCCGCCAGGATTAGCGGCGTTGCCGAAGTAGGAGGCGGCGTAAGTGTCGGCAGCGATAGCGGCACCGACGGTGAGACGGGCGGCGCTGATCGGGCCGAGGCCATAGTGCGATCCCGGCAGACGGAACATCGGGATGTGAACCATCTCGTTCTTCGTCAGGATACGCGAGAAGTTTCCGAAGTCATCTCGCATCTTGTAGACAATAGGTTGTCCAACGCTGAGGCGTTCGATGCGGACATCATCTGGGTGGACACAATAGAGCTCGATGACCTCATCGTTCGAATCACGAACGGTCAGAATGAAGGCGTTTCCGTGAAGGTTCAAGGATGCGATGACTTGCTCGAAGAACTCAAGGCGAGTCGCCTCTGGGTTCGGGCGGTTGACCCACTCAGGTTGCGAGCCGTAGACATTCGCATAGGAGATGCGATTACGACCTCGGCGGACATAGGCACCGAGAGGAAGTGAGGAAATCGTATCGCCGAGAAGTCTGACGCAGGCGTAGACGGTAGACATTCGGATGGAGGAATCAGGAGTGACCTCGACACCCGACGGTTGCGTGTAGGCAGGACGCCCAGGAATCAAAGGCTCGACGAACTGATTGTCCGCTCGTGATTCATTCCAAACGCGAAATCTCTTCGACAGGCTCATCCGTTATTCTTCTCCGTAATCCACACAAGGAACGATCCGAGAGCGATCAACGCCAACGGAATCGAGAGCATTGCGATTCCAGCAGTCACGGCAACAACGCCTGCGACTTCTGCAATGATCGGAATGTCTGACTTCTTCATCTTGCTCCTAACCGAACGAGAAGAACCGAGGCGTCGGTTCCTTCGGCGCTGCCGGTTGTGTTGCTCTGTCATAGCCAAAGATTGAGGCAACTGCCGCGTCAATCTTTCGCTTGCTTGATGACTTCGACACCATCACGCCACGCGACGATTGCTTCGTCACGCAGTTGGCAATGTGTCTGGCAAGTCCCTCATGTCCATCGTGCGTGAAGGACTGATTCATGATGGCTTCGTAAAACTTCTGCGTCGCCGGCACCATGCGCTCGGCGTTGTTTGGATACGAGACGACCGGCAGACCTTCTTCGTCCAAGACCATGAAGGTGCGATTCCACCTTGCCGGATCGAAGACAATCTCGCGGACATTGAACTTACCCGAACGAGTGACGCCGACAATCGTCTGTTCGACTTCCGCGACTGGAACGAACCAGTCATTGCCAGCATCGAGAGGACGCTCCCATAAACCGATGACCATCAAGTGCGGTTTCTCTCCGCCAAGAAGCCACGCGACCAACGCCGTCGAGTCGTTCGAGAACGATCCGTCGAAGGCGAGAACCGTGTCTTCCATCTCCATCGGTTGTCGGTTGCTATCGATGAGCGATTCCCAGGTGCCATCGGGCAACCAGGCGCTCGCAGTAGAAGTCCAGATATTGAGGCGCTTCGTCTTGAACTCCGCCTCGGGTGTTCGTAGGACGGCGCTCGCGAAATCATCGGCCGCGCAGATGTCGTTGTATCCGGGATTCGCTATCTCCCACGCTTCGGGAGTCCGGTAGTCAATCTTCTCATCGCCTTCATACCAGGCGAAGAAGAAGGACGGATCGACGAGCTCACCACTTGCCAGCCTCTTGCCGTAGTTGTAAAGGTCGAAGCAAAGGGTGTCTTTACCTGCCGAGTCGGTCTTGACTCCGGCGGTCGTAATCGCGACAAGGAGCGGTTCGCGTCTTGCGCCCATCGCGAGCGACATAACATCGAAGAGTTCTCGCGTCGGTTGCGCGTGTAGCTCGTCGAAGGCGACGAAGGTCGGAGATAGACCTTCCTTCGTGAAGGCTTCCGCCGAGAGAGCGCGATAGTTCGTGCCGGTCTTCGGGTTGTAAATCGCGTCACGATAGACGGTCAAGAACTGCAACTCCGGCTCTAGGCGAATCATTTCTTTCGCCGTTCCGAAGACGATGCGAGCCTGATCCCGGTCAGCAGCGCAGGAGTAAATCTCGCCACCTTCCGGCCCGAGGACGAGGTGTTCAAGAGCAAGAGCCGAGAGCCACGCAGACTTTCCCTGCTTGCGCGGAAGTCCGATGAGTGCGACCTTGTGCTTGAGGTGTCCGTCCTCCCTGACTGCGTAGAGATAGCGCGTCAGTTCCTTTTGCCAATCGCGGAAGATAAGCGGTTCTCCGGCGCGACCTGCAATCGAATCCTTTGTAATCCGGCAGAGCGTCTCGGCAAAGTCGATGACATCATCACCGCGAGAGCGTTGATACTCGTCCGGCGACAGTGCCGTGAGATAACGCGGTGGCCAGGCGCTAGTTTTGCTCACGACGCCTTGCCATCAATTGATCGATCTTCGACTGCGCTTGAACTTCTGCGATACCGAGTCGCGACCTATCAATCGGCGTGAATCCTAGAGCGGAAAGCATCGAGGCGATTTGACTATCGATGGAGCGAAGAGCTACGCGATCGCGCCAGTCGGCTCCGCGCAAGACATTGAGGCGCAACTGACTGCGCTCGTCCATCGTCTCGCACATGATGAGAACATGCTCGATGTCGCTATTCGGAGAAATCCAAGCGCGACCTGCCTCCCAGACTCGCTTCCAAAGTTTCATTCCCTCTGGGCCGAGTGGTCTTGGCGGTTCCGGCGGCTCAACTGCCATCGGCAGCGCCACCACATTCATGGGCTTTGGCAACTGGCGCTTGCCGGGGTTGCCGGTCTTGCGCTTGATCTCGTTAGGCTTGGGAGGATTCGGCATCGGTGTCTGCCTTTGTGAAATCGTAAGTTATCCCGGTTGATTCAAGGACTGGAAGATTCCCGGTGTGTTGTTGCCATCGTCGGCAAATCACATCGACATAACGAGGATCAAGTTCAATCGCTCGTGCTTTGCGTCCGGTATATTCGCAAGCCATCAGTGTAGTTCCTGAACCGCTAAACGGATCAAGGACGATTCCTTTTGATGGCGCACTATTTTCGAGGCAATATGTCACCAGTTCAATCGGCTTCATAGTCGGATGTTCTGGGCTTCTCTTCGGGCGAGCAAAGTTGAGAAGAGTTGATTGTTTTCTATCGCCGAACCAGTTATGACCGGCGCCTGCTTTCCATCCGTAGAAAATAGGTTCGTGCTGATAGTGATAATCGGCGCGACCCATCACGAACATATCTTTTGCCCAGATAAGTGTGTGACGCCAAACTTCGAGTTCTTTCAAGACAGTTGCGAAGATAAAGAAAAGATCACCTGCGGGTGAGGCAACATAGAAAGACGCACCCGGCTTTGAGTAAGTCCAAGTTGCTCCGAGTGCAGATCGAAGGAAATCTTCTAACTTGTCCGGAGTCAGGTTATCGTTGAGAACTCCAAGTCCGTCTTTTCTTCGATTGCGAACTTCTGCTTGCGCTAAATCTTGTTCCTGAATGTCAACGCCATAAGGCGGATCAGTCCAGACGCAATCTGCTCGATCATCGCCGAGGAGTTTCTCATAGACACCGACATCGGAAGAGTCGCCACAGATAAGTCGATGATTTCCAAGAAGCCAAACATCTCCAAGATTTGAAATTGTTTTATCCGATGGTTTTGCTATCTCATCGGTTGGCATGACCTTTGGAAGAGTCGTCTCAATCTTTTCAATCAACTCATCAACATCGGAAGCAGACCAGCCGGTGTCAAGAAGTAATTCTTTATCAACCTCTTCGACGGATCGAATCAAAGCAAGCAAAGCCTGTTCGTCATAGGAACCTAGCTCAGCAGTTCGATTATCGGCAAGAGCAAAAGCGTTCGCAGTAGCGTCATCATCCTCGACAAGAACAACTGCGATTTCTTTCCAGCCGAGTTCTTTCGCGGCTTGCCAGGTGTGATTGCCGGCGATGATTGTGTTGTCCGTCTTGCGAACAACGATCGGCTTGCGCTGACCAAAACGCGAGAGGGATGCCATCACCGCGTTGACATCCCCCTTGCGCGGATTGTTTGGAAGCCCGAGAAGCGAATCAATCGGGACTGCCAAATTCTTCAAAGAATCAATAATCATTTTCTCCCCGTTGTCCGAATAATACCAAACACCCAAAATATATGAACTGCGGAAATCTGTGC